TCAGAGGGAACTGAGGTCCAGGCGGAGCTGGGAACAGAGGACCGACAGATAGCGGGCGAGGGCGTCCTCCGAAACAAAGCAGGGGACCATGCCCGCCGGCGGGTGCAGCACCACGTTCACCGCCTCCCCGTCCGCCTGGCGCTCCATGCGGGATACCGGCATGTCCGTCTCAAAATGGCCGCGGCGGATGTGCCGCAGCTCGTGCTCCAGCGTCTGCTGCTGCAGGGCCGGGGAGAGGCGCGAGTTGATGTAGATGTCGTAGCTCCCGTCGGCGTTGGGGAGGGTGACCCCTTCCACCTTCACCGGCAGAGGGACCAGACGCACATAGGTGTCAGTCATGGCTGCGCAGAGCCTCGATGATCTTCACCGCCTGACGCACATCCTCGGGGGAGGCGTCCCTGGCCAGCTTGAAGAGCATGCGCATGTCCTCCCTCTCCCGCAGGGAGGTCAGCAGCGCGGTCATCTCCTCATCCTGCAGGGGGGTGGGATCCTCCGTCTCTCCGCACAGATAGGCGGGCGTCGTGCCCAGGATCCGCGCCACCGTGACAAGCTGTGCCTCGCTGGGCTGGGATTTGCGCAGCTTCCAGTCCTGACACAGGGAGGGAGAGCGGCCCAGTTCCCGGGCGATGAAACGCTTGGTGATGCCCTTGGAGACGCGGAGCGCTTCAAACCTTTCATAAATGAACAAAGCTTTCACCTCATCTTTGTACAAAACAAACGAATCTGAAAAAAGTACGAGCAGAACCTAGACTTTCTAAATTATTTGAGATATACTGCAAAGCGAATCCGAAAAAAATAAGATTTCGGAGGCCCCGGCTACCCACATCTTACGGTATTTCCGGCGGCTTGTCAAGACGAAATCTTATTTTAATAAGATAAAATGAAGAAGGTGGGGACTTGGAGCTGATTCGGGACGACCCGATTCTCCGCTGCATGGAACGCAGCGGATACCCGCCCTGGATGTGCGGGGCGGCGCAGTACGAGGAGTGGGCGGAGGACGCCCGCGGAGAGGATGAGCATGGCAAGCAATAAAAAGCTCTGCTGGACGGAGGCGGACGTCAAGTGCCCCTTCTATCTGGCGGACGACCGAAAGAAGCGGTCCATCAGCTGTGAGGGCTATACGCCGGGGGCCGACGTGGTCAGCCGCTTCCGCACCCTGGCCCAGCGGGAGAAGCACATGGGCCGCTACTGCGTGGGGGATTTCTCCCGCTGCCCGGTGTATCGCTGCGTCTATCTCAACCGCTACGGAGAGGAAGAATGAGCGAGCAGAAGAAAAGCCCGCAGAGAAAAGCGGCGTCCGGCTGCGCCAACGTCGACCGGGTGGCCCGGAAGCTGCTGGAGCGGATCGAGGACAAGCTGCAGGAGGACGAGGGACTGGAGGTCAAGGACTTCAAAACCGTCTCCGGGGCACTGAAGGAGATCCATGAGATCTGCGGCGGCAAAGACAAAAACGCCGGGGAGAACGGGACGCTGACGGTACGCTTCGTTGGGGAAACGGAAGAGATGAGCCGGTAGAGAGTGTGGAGTTTGGAGAGTGGAGTGTGGAGTGATGGTGCGCCTGCGGCGCGATTGAAAAAATCCCTCCGCCTCGCTCCGCTCGGCACCTCCCTTTGGGCAAGGGAGGCGGGGCCTTCTCAGTCACGGCGGCGAGCCGCCGCGACAGCTCCCCCGGAGGGGGAGCCAAGGAGGGCGACACCGCATCAGGCGCTGCGCGCCACCTTCCCCTCAAGAAGAAGGCTGAGGAGGCGGGGGGGGCAAAGAGAGACGGAAGGAGTGGGAAGGATGGCAGAGTTGAAGCTGCCGCAGCCCAGTGAGAAGCAGAAGCAGTTTCTGCTGGACGAGCACAAATACGTGGGTTACGGCGGGGCCCGGGGCGGCGGCAAGAGCTGGGCCGTGCGTGTCAAGGCGGTGCTGCTGTGCCTCAGGTACGCGGGGATCAAGGTGATGATCGTGCGCCGGACCTACCCGGAGCTGCGGGAAAACCATATCCTGCCCCTCTGCGCCATGCTGGGCTGCTACGGGGCCGAGGGAGAGCGCGTCGCCGCCTACAACGACAGCCTGAAGATGATCTCCTTCCCCAACGGCAGCCGCATCCTCTTTCGCTACCTGGAAAACGACAGGGACGCCCTGCGCTTTCAGGGCAGCGAGATCGACGTGCTGTTTGTGGACGAGGCCACGCAGCAGTCCGAGGAGCGGATGGAGAAGCTGCGGGCCTGCGTGCGCGGCGTCAACGACTTTCCCAAGCGCATCTACTACACCTGCAATCCCGGCGGCGAGGGCCACGCCTGGGTCAAGCGGCTGTTCATCGACCGCCGCTTCAAGGAGGGCGAGCGGCCGGAGGAGCACAGCTTCATCCAGGCGCTGGTGACCGACAACCGGGCGCTGATGGAGGCCGATCCCGACTACATCCGGCAGCTGGAGGCACTGCCGCCCAAACTCCGTGCCGCCTGGCGCTATGGCAGCTGGGAGGTGTTCGAGGGGCAGTTCTTTGAAGATTTCCGCATCACGCCGGATATCAGCGCCGCCCGGGCGGCCGGCTGCGAGCTGAGTGAAGAGGAGCTCAAAAAGCAGGGGCGCTGGTGCCATGTGATCGAGCCGCTGGACCTGGCGTCCGGCCCGCGGAGAGGCTGGCGCATCCTCAGAAGCTACGACTTCGGCTACGGCAAGCCTTTCTCCTGCGCCTGGTGGGCCGTGGACTACGAGGGTGTGATCTACCGCATCCTGGAGCTCTACGGCTGCACCGGCACCCCCAACGAGGGACTGCGCTGGACCCCGGACCGGCAGTTTGAGGAGATCGCCCGCATCGAGCGGGAGCACCCCTGGCTCCGGGGAAAGCAGATCGAAGGTGTGGCGGACCCCGCCATCTGGGACGCCAGCCGCGGCGAGAGCATCGCGGACACCGCCGCCCGCTGCGGCGTGTGGTTCGTCCCCGGCGACAACAAGCGCATCCCCGGGTGGATGCAGTGCCACTATCGGCTGCAGTTCGACAAAGAGGGCTACAGCCGGATGTATGTCTTTTCCAACTGCAGGGCCTTCATCCGCACCATCCCCATGATGATGTTTCACAAGTCGAAGCCCGAGGATCTGGATACGGAGCTGGAGGACCACGTGGCCGACGAGTGGCGCTACCTCTGCATGTCGAGACCCGTCAAGCCCCTGGCGGAGAGGGAGGAGACCGAGGTGCTGATCGATCCGCTGAGGAAAGGGACGCTGAAAGAGCGGTGAGGCGACAACGACCCTCTCCGTCACGGCTGCGCCGTGCCACCTCTCCCAACGGGAGAGGCAAGAAGCGAAGAATATAAAGGAGTGCAACATGAATGAGACGATGATTTTGCCGGTGGATGAAAAGCGGCTGCGGGAGTTTACCGGCATCCTCCAGAGATACAAGGCGGGCAAGGCCAGCATCGAGCGGCGCACCGTAGCCAGCGAGAACTGGTGGAAGCTGCGCAACAGCGCGGAGGAACGAAAAAACACCCAGGGCCAGGAGGGCTTCCAGGCGGCCTCGGGCTGGCTGCACAACGTGATCGTGTCCAAGCACGCCGACGCCATGGACGCCTACCCCGAGCCCAACATCCTGCCCCGGGAGCCCGACGACCGGCCCGAGGCCAGGATCCTGACCAAGGTGCTGCCCGTGATCCTGGAGCAGAACGGCTTCGAGAAGACCTACTCCGACGCCATGTGGCAGAAGCTCAAGACCGGCACCGGCGTATACAAGATCTTCTGGGACCCGGAAAAGGCCGGGGGTCTGGGCGATATCGCCATCGAGCGGGTGGATCTGCTCAATGTGTTCTGGGAGCCCGGCGTCGGGGATATCCAGGAGAGCCGGTATTTCTTCCACACCAGACTGGAGGACAACGAGGAGCTGGTCGAGCGCTATCCGCAGCTGGAGGGCAAGCTCAAAAGCCTGAGCTTTACCGCGACCCGCTTTCTCTACGACGACAGCGTGCCCACCGACGGCAAGTCCACGGTCATCGAGGTCTACTACAAAAAGCGCGAGGGCGGGCGAAGCGTGCTCCACTACTGCAAGTATGTGGGGAGCACCTTGCTCTACGCCACCGAGAACGAGCAGGCGGAGAATCCGGAGGCGCTCACGGGCGCGGGACTGTACGACCACGGGCTCTACCCCTTTGTCTTTGACAGCCTGTTCCCCGTGGAGGGCAGCCCCTGCGGCTACGGGTTCATCGACCTGTGCCGCAACAGCCAGACCCAGATCGACCTGATGCAGACCGCCTTTTTGAAAAACACGATGGTGGGCGCCACGCCCAGGTACTTCCAGCGAGTGGACGGGGCGGTCAACGAGGAGGAGTTCCTCAATCTCGCCAATCCCATCGTCCACGTCAACGGCAACCTCGGCGAGGACAGCCTGCGCATGGTGGATTACCGCCCGCTGAGCGGCCACTATCTCAACATGCGCACCAGCCTCATCAACGAGCTGCGGGAGACCTCCGGCAATACCGAGACCTCCGCGGGCCTGGTCAACACCGGCGTCACCGCGGCCTCCGCCATCGCCGCCCTCCAGGAGGCCAGCGGCAAGGGCTCGCGCGACGCCACCAGGGCCAGCTACCGGGTGTACGCGGAGATCATCAATCTCTGCATCGAGCTGATCCGCCAGTTTTACAAGCTGCCGAGACAGTTTCGCATCACCGGCAGACTCGGCACCGAGGACTTTGTGGCCTACGACAACAGCCGTCTCAGGCCCCAGGCCCTGGGCAGCTTCGGCGAGATCGACCTGGGGCTGCGGCAGCCGGTCTTCGACATCCGGGTGGTCCCGGCCAAGAGCAGCGCCTACAGCAGGCTGACCCAGAACGAGCTGGCGCTGCAGTTTTACCAGCTGGGCTTCTTCTCTCAGGAGCAGAGCGATCAGGCCCTGGCATGCATGAGCATGATGGAGTTTGAGGGCAAGGACGAGCTGATGCAGCGCCTGGCCGCGGGTGGCACCATGCAGCGGGAGCTGGCGCTGTACCAGCAGTACGCCCTGGCGCTGACCCGGAAATACGAGCCGGAGCGGGCGGAGGCCCTGATGGCAGGCATCACCGGCGGGAAAAGCGCCGCGCTGCCCGGGAGACTGAAGCAGACCAGAGGCGGCCGGGAGGCCAGCCGTGTCGAAAAGGCGCGCGTCCGGGCCAGCAGCGCCGGACAGCCGGGAGGCGGCAGATGACGAGGGCGATCTATGACCGGGAGCACCTGCGCCTGACCATGGAGGGCCACGCCGCGGCCGGGCCCGGAGGCGAGGATCTGGTGTGCGCCGCGCTGAGCATGCTGGCCATGACGCTGGAGAGACGCGTGCGGGAGAGAGAGGAAGAGTACCTGCCGGCGGTGAGCCGGGGACCGGGGCGTTTTTGCGTGGAGTGTTTTCCGGAGGAGGAGTTTGAGGCCGGCTGCCGGGAGTGCTTTGACACCGTGGCGGCGGGGCTGGCCCTGCTGGCCGAGGAGAGGCCGGCTTTTGTGAGTCTGAGACAGGACGACGCGGAAGCGGGAGAGGAGAATGCCTGATGACACAGGAGCAGACTGTCATCCAGAGAGAAGAAAAGCGCGCGGCGGAACCCCCCGCCTACGCAGCGACCATGGCCGCGCTGAAACAGGCCGAACAGGAGCTGCCGGATTTTAGCTCCAGCTATGACGGGGAGATCGGGAGACTGTTTGAAAAGATCGTGCAGCGGCCTGCCTTTCAGTATGACCCGGAGGGAGACCCCCTGTTTAACAGCTACCGGGACCGCACGGTGCGGGAGGGGAGGCTGGCCATGCGGGATACCATGGGGCAGGCGGCCCACCTGACGGGCGGCTACGGCTCCAGCTACGGCCAGGCCGTGGGGCAGCAGCAGTATGACGCCTACCTCCAGAAGCTGGGGAACGCCATGCCGGAGCTCTACGGGGCGGCACTGAAAAAGTGGCAGGCGGAGGGCGAACAGCTCTCCAGCCAGTTCGGCGCGGCCTCCGCGCTGGCAGAGCGCGACTACGGTCGGGCCAGGGACAAGGCCGCTATGGCCTCCCAGATCGAGCAGAAGGGGTATGACCGGAGACAGACGGCCTACAAGAACCTGGTGGAGATCATCTCCAAGAGCGGCTATGCGCCGAACAGCGCCGAGCTGAGCGCCGCCGGAATGAGCCAGGCCCAGGCCGACGCTCTGCGGCAGGAATACCTGCGCGTAAACGGCCTGCTGCCCTCCGCCGGAGGAGGCGGTGGCGGCGGTGGGATCGACTACTACTGGGGCGGCGGAAGCGGCTCCGGCGGTTCGAGCAAAAGCACCGGAGCCAGCGCCGAGCAGACAAAGCTTGCCGCCAATGCCAAGGGCAGCGGTTCCGGCAGCGGCAAGAGCAGGAGAACCTGATACCCATACAAAAGCCCTTTCGCCCCGCTGCAGAGGGGCATGAGATAAGGAGAAAACAGCATGGATGAAAAATGGCAGAGCCCGGAAGCGTCTCCGGAGCAGAGCGCACAGGAGACCGAAACGGAGATCACACAGAACCCGGAGGGAGACGAGACCGCTCCGGAGAAAACCGAGAAGCCCAGCTGGGAGGACATCCTGCAGGATCCGGAGTACCGGAGGTGCTACGACACGGCGGTGCAGAGCATCGTGCAGCACAGGCTGAGAAACCGGCAGAATGCCGAGCAGACGCTGGAAAAGCTGGCACCGGTGCTGGAGGCGCTGCGGGAGCGCTACGGCGGCGGGGAGAGCCTTGACGCCCAGGCGCTGGCGGAGAGCATCCGAGGCGACGGCACCAGACAGCGGGAGGAGATCCGGGGACACCTGGACGCGCTGCTGGAGGAGGCGGCGCTGCTGCGGGAGAGCCTGCCGGACTTCGATCTGCTGCGGGAGCTGGAGGACCCGGCCTTTCTGCGGCTGACCGCGCCCCACAGCGGCGTGAGTCTGGCAGACGCCTACTACGCGCGGCACCGGGGACTGATCGGAGAGCAGGCGGCGAGACAGAGCCTGGAGGCCTTCAGCCGCAGCATGAACCGCCAGGCGGCCAGACCCCGGGAGAACCACGGGGGACAGAGCGCCGCCCGGCTGGGGACGGATCCCAGGGGCATGTCCCGGCAGGAGAGGGAGGCGCTGAAAAAGCGCATCCTGGAGGCCGGAGCCCGGGGACGAAAGCTCCCGGTAGGGGAGTGAAACAGCGGGGGGAGACCCCTCAGGCGCTGCGCGCCAGCTCCGCCTGTGAAGGGCGCGACGCCCTTGCGGGGGAGCAAAGTTTGTCCGTTCAGGACAGAAGAAAGGATGAAAGCATGGAAAACAACACCTTTGACCTGCAGTTCTTTGCCGAGGCCGGCAGCCTAGTCAACGCGACCGGCGGCTTTGTCAACGCCGCCACCGGCGAGCAGACCGACTTTGACAACAGCCACAGCCTCTCGGCAGAGCTGAAGGCCTTTTACGACACGGAGCTGCTGGAAAACGCCAGAACCGAGCTGTTCTACGCCCAGTTTGCCAAGCGCCAGCCCCTGCCCGCCAACCACCACGGCAGCGTGGAGTGGCGCAAGTGGAACACCTTTGACAAGGCGGCAAAGCTCACCGAGGGCGTGATCCCCACCGGCCAGAAGTTCGGCGTCACCGCCGTGACCGGCGCGGTGGATCAGTACGGCACCTACACCGCCATCACCGACAAGCTGGAGCTGCGCGCCTACGACGACGTGATTCTGGGCGCCACCGAGGAAATGGGCGCCTCCGCCGCCGAGACCCAGGAGGCCCTGATCCGCGACGCCCTGTACACCAACCTCAACGTGCTCTACTGCGACAAGATCAAGCGTGCCGACGGTTCCATTGCTGCCACGCCCGCCGCAAAGAGCGAGCTCAAGGAGGACGCCACCTATCATTGCCACCTCACCCCCGAGATGGTCAACAAGGCTGTCACGGTCCTCAAGAAAAACCGCGTGCCCCGCATCGGCGGCAAGTACTACGCGGTGATCCACCCCTCGGTGGCCCACGATCTCCGCTCCAGCGACGCCTGGATCGAGGCCCACAAGTACGCCGCCCCTGAGGAGATCTTCAACGGTGAGATCGGCGAGCTGCACGGCGTGCGCTTCATTGAGGACGTGTTCGCCCCCGTCATCAAGGAGGAGGGCGACACCATCGCCGTCTACGCCAGCTACTTCTTCGGCAAGGACTCCTTCGGCATCATCGATCCCGAGGGCGGCGCGCTGGAGATGATTATCCACGACAAGGGCGAGATCGGCGGCCCCCTCAACCAGTTCTCCACCATCGGCTACAAGTTTGAGACCAACGGCGCCACCATTCTCTACCCCGAGCGTCTGCTGCGCGTGATGAGCACCAGTTCCTTCAGCGCTGCCGACGAGGCCAACTAAAAGGAGGACACAGGCATGGACGACAAACGCATCGAGGTCTTTATCCCCCGCGGCGGCGACCGCGCCGACCCCAATCTCTTTGTGGGCATCAACGGCGTCAACTACCTGCTGCCCAGGGGCAAGAAATCCATGGTGCCCCCGGCCGTGGCCGGGGAGATCGCCAGAGGCGAGAAGGCGGCCGAACAGCTGTACGAGAGCATGGCCGTCATGAAAAACACCGGCAAGTAAGCAGGAGCGGAAAACCCGGGAGGCCCCGCCTCCCGGGCGAAGGGGTGAGGACTATGAAAGCAATCGATATCATCGAGCGGGTGGATCTGCTGGAGCCCAACGACTATTCCCCCGAACAGAAGCTGCACTGGCTCATGTCCCTCGACGGGCGGATCTATTACGAGGTGATCCGGACCCACGAGGGGGCGCAGACGGAAGAGGCGCCCAGCTATCAGACCGGCGACGAGCAGCTGCTGGTGGGCGCGCCCTACGGGGAGGATCTGTATTACTACTACCTGCAGGCGATGATCGCGGCGGAGAACAGCGAGACCCAGCGCTATAACCGGCGCATGACCATGTTCAACAGCGCCTATACCGGCTGGGCGGACTTCTACGCACGCACCCACAGACCTCTCCGGGCCGGGACGCATTTCGTGTTTTAGGAGGTCACCATGGCATTTCTGCCGACACTGGGCTTTGAGTACAACGAGCGGGAGGTGACGGACACCTTCCGCGGCTACAATCACAATCTGAAAATCGACGAGGGGGAGTTCTTCCACACGGAGAACCTCACCAGCGCCCTTTTCCCGCTGCTGGCCAACCGGAAAAAGCGCGGAAGAGTCGCCCTGCTGCAGGCCCCGGGGGGCCTGGCCGCCAAGGAGAAGCTGGCCTGGGTGGACGGCGGAACGCTGTACTACGGCGGCGAGGCCACGCCCCTGCGAAACCTGAGCCCCGGCGAAAAGCAGCTGGTGAGCATGGGGGCCTGCCTCTGTGTGTTCCCGGACAAGGTCTACTACAACACTGCCGATGCGGCCGACTTCGGCAGCATGGAGGCCGTCTACCGCTCAACCGGCGCGGTGGAGTTCACCCTGTGCCGGGAGGACGGCGGAGACTATCCGAGACCCGCGGTGTCCGCGACCGCACCGGAGCGCCCGGAAAACGGGGCGCTCTGGGTGGACACCGGGGAAAAGCCCCATGTGCTCCGGCGCTGGAGCAGCCTGTACGGGGAGTGGACGGCAGAGGAGAGCGTCTGCACCAGGCTGCGCTTTATCTCCGAGGGCGAGCTGCCGCAGCTGTTCCGCGCCGGGGACGGTGTGACCATCTCCGGGGCGGAGGCGGAAGGCGTCAACGGGGAGAAGATTCTCTGCGCCGTGGGCGGCGGAGAGGGCGTACTGGACTACGCGGTGGTGACGGGCCTGCTGGACGAGGCCCTGACACAAAGACAGGGCAGCGTGCTCATCGAGCGACGCGTGCCGGAGATGGACTTCGTCATCGAGTGCCGGAACCGGCTTTGGGGCTGCCGCTACGGGGTCAGCGGGGGAGAGATGCTCAACGAGCTCTACTGCTGCGCGCTGGGCGATTTCAAAAACTGGCGGCAGTACCAGGGGCTGAGCACCGACAGCTGGACCGCCTCGGTGGGCTCTGACGGACCCTGGACGGGTGCGGTGAGCTATCTGGGCTATCCCACTTTTTTTAAGGAAAACCGGATTCACCGGGTGGCGGTGTCCCCCATCGGCGCCCACGCCGTCACGGAGACGGTGTGCCGGGGTGTGCAGGCCGGCTGCGCCAAGAGCCTGCAGGTGGTCAACGAGACCCTGTTTTACAAGAGCCGCAGCGATGTCTGCGCCTATCAGGGGAGCTTCCCCGAGGGCATCAGCGAAAAACTGGGAGAGACGCTCTACGCCGAGGCCGCCGCGGGCGCCGTGGGGGACCGCTACTACCTCTCCATGAAGGCGGAGGGGGGAGAATGGGCGCTCTTTGTCTTCGATGTGAGGCGCGGTCTCTGGATGCGGGAGGACAATCTCCGGGTGACGGACTTTGCAAAGCTGGGTGACGAGCTCTACGCCGTCACCGGTGAGGGAGAGCTGCTGGCCCTGCTGGGAAGCGAGGGCGAACAGGAGCCCTTTGTCAGCTGGGCGGCGGAGACGGGGCTGCTGTACTACCAGCAGCCGGACCGGAAATATGTGTCCCGCTTCAATCTGCGTCTGTCCCTGGAAGAGGGTGCCCGGGTGGAGGTGTACGTGATGTATGACTCCAGCGGCGAGTGGATCCGCCAGGGCAGCATCCAGATGCGGGGTACCAGAACCGTCACCCTGCCGGTACGGCCCAGGCGCTGTGACCACCTGCGTATCCGGCTCCAGGGCCGCGGTGAGCTGCGGCTTTATTCCCTGGCCAAGATTCTGACCATCGGAAGTGATGTGGGATGAGCGGGAAGATCTACGAGCTGCCGCCCCTGCTCTCCGGTGCGGGGGAACAGCGGGCGGATCAGCTGCGCGCCTACCTGATCCGAATGACCACAGAGCTCAACGAGCAGGGCGAAAGCCCCAAGGGCGAGAAGGGCGAAAAGGGGGAGCGCGGCGAGCGCGGACCCAGGGGTGAGCGGGGCGCGCCCGGAATCAACGCCGCCGAGGACATGGAGGCAATCTCCAACAGCGAAATCTTGAAGCTGTTTTCATAGCGGAGGAAAGAAATGGCAAGAACATATCTGGATTACGACGGACTGCTGTACTTCTGGGAGAAGCTGAAGAGCAAGCTCAGCACGGAGCTGTCGGAAAAGGTGGACAAGGTCAGCGGAAAGGGGCTTTCCAGCAACGACCTGACGGACGCGCTGGTGACCAAGATCAACCAGGCCGAGAAAAACGTCATCACCGCCATCAAGGTCAACGGCAGCGAGGCGGCCCCGGACAGCAGCAGGACCGTCAGCATCACGGTGCCCACCGACAACAGCCAGCTGGCTAACGGCGCGGGCTACCAGACCGCCGCGGACGTCAGCGCGGCGATCCCCATCCGGGCCGTCCGGGTCAACGGCAGTGAGGCGGCCCCGGACGGCAGCGGGACCGTCAGCATCACGGTGCCCACTGACAACAGCCAGCTGGCCAACGGCGCGGGCTATCAGACGGCGGCTAACGTCAACGCGGCGATCGCCATCAAGTCCATCAAGGTCAACGGCACCACCGCCACGCCCAACAGCAGCAAGGTGGTCAGCATCACGGTGCCCACCAACAACAATCAGCTGACCAACGGGGCCGGCTACCAGACCGCTTCCGACGTCAGCGCGGCCATCGCCGGTGCCCTGGGCGGGGTGACCAGCATCTCCTACCGGACTGTCGAGGTCCTGCCGAACACGGGCGAGGCCGGCGTCATCTATCTGGTGGCCCACCCGCACGGGGACTCGGACAGCTACGACGAGTACATCTGGACGGGGAGCGCCTATGAGAAGATCGGCAACACAGACGTGGACCTCTCCGGCTACGTCAGAGCTGCGGAGCTGAGCGCCATCAGCAACGCGCAGATCGACACGATCTGCGCCACCTGAGAGAGGACAATGCGGCGATGGAGGTTCTGGATCTTGAGGGACTGCGCTACCTGGTGGGGAAGCTCAGAGCCCAGAGCGGCGGGGGAACCCGGAAAAGCACGGAGCTCACGCTGGGAGCGGACTGGAGCCGGAATACGGCCGACGGGTACTATTCCCAGACGGTCCAGGTCAGCGGTATGACGGCGGCGGACAGGCCCTGCGTGGCCTTCAAAGCCCCGCTGGCCGCGGCACAGCGGGAACAGAAGGCGGAGGCTTTCCGGCAGCTGTTTGCGGTGGAGAGCGGCGATGGCACCATGGTGTTTTACGCCGGAGAGCAGCCGGAGACCGTGTTCGATGTGATCGTCGAATACTAGGAGGAACAAGATGATTGAATGCTATGTGAGCGGCCAGAACATGAAGCTCTATACCCCGGTCATCGCGGCGGATACACTGCACTACCTGACGGGCAGGGTCCACTTTGCCGGAGATGCGTGGGAGGGCTTTTCCAAATGGCTGCACTTCAGACAGGGCGAGGGACCGGACGCCACGGTGTACGACATCGCCCTGGACGAAAACGACGAGATCCCCGCCGAACGCCAGCTCAACCTGACCAGGGGCGAGTGGACGGTCTATCTGACGGGGACCCGGAACCAGACGCGGCTGACCACGCAGCCGCTGATCCTGACCGTGAAGGAGTCGGGGCTGATCGACGCCCCGCTGCACCCCATGCCGCTCAGCGTGGCCGAACAGATCGACAGCAAGGCCAGCACCGCCCTGACCTACGCCGCCCAGCTTCGGGCCGCGGCGGAGGCGGGGGACTTCAACGGCCGGGACGGACAGAGCTTCGTGATCTCCGGCTACTTTGATACGCCGGACCAGCTGCGCGCGGCGATCCCGGAACCGCAGCCCGGCGAGGCCTACGGCGTGGGCACCGCCGCACCCTACGACATCTACGTGTGGGATGCGCTGGGCGGAACGTGGCGGAACAACGGCTGCATCCAGGGAGTAGCGGGGGAAAAGGGAGAGAACGGGGTCACGTTTGTCCCCGCCCTGGACGCGAACGGAAACCTCTCCTGGAGTAACGACGGCGGCCGGGAGAATCCCCCCACGCAGAATATCCGGGGCCCTGCCGGCGCGGCGGGGCAGCCGGGCCCCGCCGGCAAGGCGCCCTATGAGTCCGCCGCGGAGGCGGGCTATACCGGGACCGAGGCCACCTTCTATGCCGCGCTGGCCGCCATCCCTTACCACAACGCGCGGCATCTGCCCGACGGGGCTGACCCGCTCACGGTGCAGACGGACAACCTGGCAAACGGTGCGGTGACGGCCGCCAAGGTGCGCGCCGACAGCCGGACCCAGTACCTGGAACTGCCGGTACCCGCCGAATGGAGCGGAGAGGGACCCTATACCCAGACGCTCGCGGTGGAGAGCCTGCGGGCTGCGGACCGGCCCAAGGTGCACTTTCACGTGCCGGAGAGCTTTGGAGAACTGGAGAGTCAGCAGGATGCCTTCGGGCAGCTCTATGACGTCGTATCGGCGGAGGGCGCCGTGACCCTCTATGCCAAAACCAGGCCGGCTGTGGCCTTCACGGTGACATTGGAGGTGACCAGAATATGAGCAGAGGCTTTATCATAGGAGCGGGCGGAGAGGGACTCTCCGTCAACTCCGCGGTGCTGCATGTGACAGCGCCCGCCGGCAGCACGGTGTCGATCGCAAAGGGCGGCGTGACGGTAAAAAGCCTCGGACCGGAAAAGGCACATATCAAGGTCGACGGGGTGAAGGCGGACTACTACTTCTCCATCGCACCGGCAAATTACGGAGAATGGACGGTGACAGCGGTACTGGGCGCCGATACGGCCGACGAAACCGCCGCGGTCATCGAAAACCGGCAGTATGACGTGGCACTGGACTACCGCGTGCCCAGCCTGTACCAGGCCATCACCTATCTGGAAACCACCAGCGCCGCGTGGTTCGATACCGGCATCATCCCGACCGATACGAGCTATGAGACCAGAACCCGCATTCAGGCGGCGGGCGCCAACGGCGGATATCTGTTCGGCGTCGAGGGCGGATACTATATGCGAAAACCGAACGGGTACGAGCAGCTCTACTACGGCTATAACAACAGCGAAGACCGCATCGAAGTCCCCGGCATCGCAAGTGCGGGCACGCGCTTTGACATCATCTACAACGCGGCCTCCGGGGCCATCCTGATAAACGGCGCGCAAAAAGCGGCGAACGCAAACATCCGGGCGCTCGCGTCCAGGCAGTACTCCATTCTGGTGTCGGCATGCCGATACGGTGCGGCGATTCAAAACTACGGCGCCTGGCGGTATGAGGATTTTGTGATCTCCAACAAAGTGTCCGGCGCGCTGCTGTGCGACCTGCGGCCCTGCTACCGGAAGGCAGACGGCGTGGTGGGCTTCTGGGACGACGTCTCGAAGACCTTTCTGACGTCGCAGGGAACCGGCACTGTCATCGCGGGTCCCGATCTGAGCTGAGGAGGGCGGCATGAAGACAATTTATCTGGATGAAGCATATTGCTGTCACGTGTCCGCAGAGGGCACCGTGCAGGCGGTGGAGACCGACCTCTTCGACGTGCTCTGCGACGGGGCCGTATCGTGCTATCGCCTGATTCCGGCAGGGCAGGCGTGGACCGGGCCTGACGGGCGCGTTCTGAGCGGACCGTTTGTGCAGGCTGTGGTTTCGCCCGACGCGATCCAGCGGCAGCATGAGGCGGATGAGGCGGCGCACCTTGAAGAGCTGGGGGCGCTGATCGAGGAGATCTACAACGAGGACATGGAGGAAATCGCCAATGTTTAACACCATGAAAAAGCTGATCGAAAAGAAGTTCTACAAGACCGCCGAGCAGGCCGGGACGAAGATCGACGTGTTCTTCGCCGTGGGCCGGCTGAGCGCGGAGGAGTACACGGAGCTGGCGGCGCTGTGCGCGGAGGTCTACGGCGCATGACGCCGGAGGAGCGCCGGGAGGCCGCAGCCGCCTTTCTGGAGAACCTGGCCCGGGACGACAGCCACGGTTATGACCAGGCACAGCGCTGGGGCGAGCGGGGAGACTACGACTGCTCCTCCGCCGTGATCACGGCCTGGGAGCGGGCCGGCGTGCCCGTAAAGGCGGCTGGGGCGAGCTACACCGGCAACATGCGGGGCGCCTTCCTGCGCTGCGGCTTCGCGGACGTGACGGGCGAGGTGGAGCTGAACGGAGGGCGCGGGCTTTTGCGGGGCGACGTGCTGCTGAACGTGCGGCATCATACGGCCCTCTGCTGCGGGAACGGACAGGAGGCGGAGGCCTCCATCAACGAGAGGGGCGGCGTCACAAGCGGCGAGCCGGGGGACCAGACGGGGCGGGAGATCCTGATCCGCCCCTACCGCAACTACCCCTGGGACTGCGTGCTGCGCTATGCGGGGCAGACGGAGGAACAGACCGCACAGAAGGTGAAAACGGAGCTGCCGCTGCTGCGCGAGGGGTCGCGGGGTGCGGCCGTGGCCGCCTGCCAGGCGGCGCTGCAAGAGCGGGGCTTTGACCCGGGAGGGATCGATGGGGACTTCGGTCCCCATACCGGGCAGGCGCTGCGGCGCTTCCAGGGAGAGAACGATCTGGAGCGGGACGCCGTCTGCGGCGGCAGGACCTGGTCGGCGCTGCTGAAGGGATAGGTGAGAGAAATGCTGGAGACAGTGGCCGGCGCGCTGATCACCGGGGTGCTGACCCTGGTGGGCGTGCTGATTTCCAACGGGCGATCCCAGGCTGTGACGGAGACCAAGCTGGAGGAGCTGACCCGCGAGGTGCGGGAGCACAACGGCTTCGCGCGGCGGATGCCCGTGGTGGAGGAGCAGATCCGGGTCATCAATCACCGGATCGCAGACCTGGAAAAGGGAGGCCAATAAGGAAGGAGATTATGATGGACTGGAGCAATATTCTGGAGCGGGCTGCGTGGACGTTCCTGGAGGGCTTCCTGGTGGCCCTGCCGCTGGGCGGCGGCGAGCTCGACCGGGCGGCGCTGATGGGCGCGCTGATGGCGGGGCTGTCCGCGCTGAAGACCTTTGCGGTGGAGTGGATCAGAAGCCGCCGGGAAAACGAATAA